GGCTAAATGTACTACTGCTAGTTATAACACTGCTATGGGTAGAGAAGCTGCTATACATCAAACAGGTGCATGGAACACTGCTATTGGTAAGGGTACTTTAAGAGGTACAGATGGTCAAAGTACTGGTAATTACAACACAGCCATTGGTGGAAATGCCTTATATTCCGTTACATCTGGTCATTCTAATACAGCCCTTGGTTATGGCGCAGCAGATAGTCTTACTACAGGTATATACAACATAGCGATTGGTTTTAATACATTAGGAGCAATAACAGACGCACAAAATAACGTGGGTGTGGGTTATAGCACTATGGTTAATGTTACAGGTAGCAATAACATTGCTTTTGGTACAAACGCTGGTATGACTACGACCTCTGGTGCTAATAATATAATAATGGGGCTAAACTCAACAGCTTCTTCCGCAACTGTTAGTAATGAAATAACACTTGGTAATGCAAGTCAATCAACAATAAGAACTGCTGCACATAATAATATTGTTTCACTTTCAGATGGTAGAGATAAAACAAATGTAATTGATTTACCAGAAGGTTTAGATTTTATAACTAAATTAAAACCTGTTAAATATGAATGGAAAACAAGAGAAGGTATAGAAACAAAAGATGGCACTTTTGAAGCTGGTTTTATTGCACAAGATTTACAAGCAGTTCAGAAAGAAACTAATTCTGATTACTTAAAAATGGTGTATGACGAAAACCCTGACAGGTTAGAAGCAAGTTATGGAAAATTAGTCCCTATTTTAGTTAAAGCTATACAGGAACTATCCGCAAAAGTTAAAGCCC